CTTAAAGATCTAGGGTATAAATTCAACTGCTTTGTTCGTAATGCATACTCTATGGGGTTTGTAATTTTGCAATATTGTGACCATAGGATAGGGAGTTCTAATTCAACCTATATGCACCACCTAGTACAGGTAGGATACGGTAGACCGGAAAGAAATGAAAACAATAAAAAGTTGTTTAAGGCTCTTGACTTTTTTGATAAACTAGTGTTAGACGAAATATCAAAAAGAATGGGTGTAGATCCTAAAGAGTTTTTTAAAATCTATAAAGACGATAAATGGTGGGATGCTAAAGAAGCTCTTAAGTCTAACATTATAGATGAAATAAAACCATTTAGTTTAGTTGTAAAAAAAGTAAAATATAAGTTCGTACCTTTTTGGAGGAGATTTTAATGAAATATGTTATAGACGCAGTTAGATGTTATCAATCAGTAATGTTTGATAAACGGCAAGAAACTTTTTTTGCCACAAGACAGATTAATAATAAGCAACCTATTGAATTGGAGATAATAGAGGAGTTACAAATGGTTTCTATTAAATCAGAAAGTGACCATATTTTAATACCTCTTACAAATGTTTCAGCTATTTATTTGAAGTCCCCTATTAAATTAGAACAAGCTAAAAAAGATGCAGAGGAGAGGGCTAAAATGCCTTCCCCTACTGTCATTAAAAAACCAAGAGTTAAGCAAACAGCTTATAGGAGTTAACGTGAGTGGTAAGAACGCAAAAAAAGCAAGAAAAGAAGCGAAGAAAAATGAATCACCAGAAGAACGTCTAGAGCGTCTGGCTAAGGAAACAAAGTTTAACCTAATAAAACCTTTTGGTCCTTTTGTAGGTATGTTTACAATGCCTCCTGAGATTACTCAAGCTTTGATAGAAAAAACTGATGAAATCTTAAAAGACAAAGATAGAGTAGACTGGGGTAAAAACCTTGTTGGTCAGATATCAGAAGAGCCTTGGATTTCTAATGAGGACTTAGATGAGATTGGTGCTCTTAAATACCTAGAGGGTATGCTTTACAATTACGTATGGAATGCATTAAAAGCAGATGGGCATGAATTAGAAGAACTAAGAGTTGATTTAGATCATGCCTGGATCGTTAGTCAGTATGCTGATGAGTACAATCCTATTCATTTTCATACTTACTGTGACATTTCTTCTGTATTATATTTAAAAGTTCCTTCATTTGCAGATAGGTCTAAAGATGGAAAATTACCTGGATATAAGCACCAAAGAGATGGAATGATTGAGTTTGTTTACAAAACTGCCTGCCCTGGAGGAATGGAAAAAGGTTCTATGTCTTTTATACCTGAACCAGGAGGGTTAGTTCAGTTTCCTTCTAACCTATTACACACTGTCTACCCTTTTAAGGGAGAAGGTGAACGAAGGTCTATAGCTTTTAACTCTCATTGGAACGCTAGACTTAAAAATGGAAAGATGTTTGACAAGTCGATGAGAATGAAAGCAGATCAAAAACATGAAGATTACTTAAAAACACTAACTTCAAAAGGCGAGGAATCTGGATTTGCAGAGCGTGAACAGAGAAGCCCTGATAGCGGAGATTCAAAAGCGTAAAACAAAATCTGAAAAGCCTCAATTTATATTTGGGGATTTTTGTTTTAATAAGCAAGTAGATTTCTTTCGTGGTAAGGGTGTAAGATTTAGAACGGCTGTATGTTCTCGTAGAGCAGGTAAAACTGTAGGGATTGCAGCAGATATGATAGACGCTGCTATGGAAGAGGAAGAATCTAATCTACTCTACATAACTATAACGCAGCAACAAGCTAGAGCCATTATATGGTCAGATTTAATTAAGATCGTTGAAGAGTATGAGCTAGAATGTAAGACAGATAATGTTAGGTTAACAATAACATTTCCTAATAAATCTAAGATTTACATTGCAGGAGCTAAAGACCGTACTGAAATTGAAAAATTCAGGGGGTGGAAATTAAAGAAATGTTATATTGATGAGTGTCAGTCTTTTAGATCCTATTTGACAGACTTAATAAACGACATTATTATACCAGCATTAAGGGATAAACGTGGACAATTATATCTTACAGGAACTCCAGGACCAGTTAAAGCCGGAGTGTTCTATGAATATTCTCAGTCTAGAAATTGGAAGTCTCATCATTGGACAGCTTTTGATAATCCTTATATGCATAATCCTCCTAAGTTGGACTTGGAAGAAGTATTAACAGAAGAAAGAATAATTAGAGGTATTGATGAGTCAGATCCGTCGTATATCAGGGAAACGTTTGGAAAGTGGGTGGAAGATAAGGATGCGCTCGTTTTTAAATTTAGTAAAGCTCGTAATATCTATAGTGCCTTGCCTACTTCTGGGGATTGGCATTATATTATTGGAATCGACATTGGCTATAATGACTCGGATGCGATTGCGGTCATAGGTTATAATACGCATCACAAAAAAGTTTATTTAGTTGATGAACATGTAAAAAATAAACAAAATATATCGCAATTAGTAGAAGCGATTAATAAATATAAGGATGAATACAACCCAATTAGGATGGTCATGGACGCAGGAGCCTTAGGTAAAAAGATTCAGGAGGAGCTTCGAATGAGGCATGGTCTTGTTATCGAGGCTGCTGAAAAGACCAGAAAAGTAGAATTTATAGAGCTATTAAATGATGATTTACGAACTGAAAAATTTAAAGCCTTCAAGAGTTCTCTATTTGAAGAGGATTGCATGTTGGTCCAGTGGGATAAAGACTCGAAAATTCGTAATCCAGAGAGACCAAAGATTTCAGACACTTATCACTCTGACATCTGCGATGCTGTATTGTATGCTTGGAGGGAGTGCAGACATTATCTATCTGAAAAGCCAAAAGAAAAAGCTGTAGTAAATACAGACGTTTACATGGCTGAGATGGAAAAGAAGGAAGCTGTTGAATGTGAAGAGAGGAAAAAGGACCCTTATGCATTTGAGCTAGAAAAGCTTTATGAAGAGGATATTGACGAATTGGACAATATAATAAATGAACAATAGAGGTAAATATGCTGAATAATATAGAGGACATTAAGTTATTTATTGAATGGTGTAAGGAAAAAAAGGTAAAATCTTTTAAATCTGATAATATCCAATTTGAATTATCTGAATTAAGTTTTATAGATAATACTGAAGATTATGCAGATAAATTAAAAACTAGTGTCCAAGAATCTAAATTTGAAGAAGAACAACAAAATAAAGAAGATGAAGAAATGCTTTTCTGGTCATCTAATTCATAGGATTAAAGTATGTTTGAAGAAATAAATGGAGATCATTGGTGGTTAGCTAATCGGAAAGACTTATATCAAGAGCTTTTTGCTTACTTATCTGCTTTAGAAAGTAGACAGTCTTATCGAAGTGCTGCCAACCTTACTTATGCTAGGCTTTATGGTAATTATGAACTAGGTGGTCTTAGTGCTGTAAACTATGCAAGAGTAGAAACTAGTTATAATGTTGTAAACAGGGTTACTTTAAACATAGTTCAGTCTATGGTTGACACTGTTGTTTCTAAGATTACTAAAAACAGACCTAAAGCTCAATTTTTGACTTCGGGTGCGGATTTTAGTTTACAATCTAGAGCACAAAAGCTTACTAAGTTTGTAGAAGGTAATTTTGCGAACACTGATTTTTACGAAAAAGCGGCTTCCGCCTTCACAGATGCTTGTATATTTGGAACGGGCTGCTTAAAAATTTATATTAAAGACGGTCAAATTCATACGGAAAGAGTTTTTATAGATGAAATTAAAGTAGATGATGTAGAGGCTTATTACTCTAAACCTCGTCAAATGCATCAAGAAAAGTATATCCATAAAGACGTTTTAATTCAAATGTTTCCTAAGCTTGAACGAGAAATAGAAAATGCTAGTTATTTAGCTTCTCAGGAAGTTAATTATGGCAGTTCTAATATTAAAGACATGGTAAAAGTTGTAGAATCTTGGCATTTAAAGTCAGGACCAAAAGCTAAAGACGGAAAACATACTATATGCGTATCTACAGCTACTTTATTTGAAGAAAATTATGACAAAGATTATTTTCCATTTGTATTTTTTAGATGGAACCTTAGACCAGTAGGATTTTTTGGTCAAGGCTTGGCTGAACAACTATCAGGACTTCAATTAGAAATAAATAAAACTCTTAGAACTATTCAAGTTTCTATGCATCTTGTCTCTGTTCCTAAACTTCTCGTAGAAGCTAGTTCTAAGATTGTTTCTTCTCATCTTAATAATAGGATTGGGGGAGTTATCAAATATGCTGGTACTCCTCCATCCTATGCCCCTTTAGGTGGTATTCCTCCTGAATTATTTTCTCATGTAGACAGATTATATGGTAGAGCCTTTGAGATTGCTGGAGTTTCTCAACTTTCAGCTCAATCTATCAAACCTGCTGGTTTAGATTCTGGTAAAGCTTTAAGAACCTTTAATGACTTAGAGACTGAACGGTTTATGTCAGTAGCCAAAAGGTATGAAAAAGCTTTTTTAGATGCTGCTGAGATTATGATAGATTTAGGTAAAGAACTTTATGAAAAAGATGAAAACTTTGGAGTTAAGTCTAGTGATGGAAAATTTGTAGAAACTATAAAATGGAAAGATGTAAACATGGATGCAGACAAGTATATGATGTCAGTATTCCCAACGTCATCACTTTCTACAACTCCAGCAGCTAGGTTGGCAGACGTACAGGATATGTTGCAAGCAGGTTTTATAGGTAAAGAACAAGCTATAAGCCTTTTAGACTTTCCTGATTTAGAGTCTGAAATGGACCTTTTAACTTCTGACAACAAAAACCTAGAAAAAGTTATAGAAACTATGGTTCACCAAGGTAAATATTTTCCACCTGAACCGTACCAAAACCTTGAAAATGCGTTAAGAAAGGTACAACAAGCCTATTTAATGTACCGTTTACGTGGTGCTCCTGAAGAAAGATTAGAGCTTTTAAGGCAATATATGGAAGATTGTCAAGCTTTATTAATGAAGGCTAAGGATGTAGAGGAAACACCAGAGGAAATGGCAGCAAAACTAGCTCAAATGGGGGCTGCCGGAGCTGCTGAAGAGGAAATGAAAATGGCGTCTGATCAACAAATGATAGACGAACAAATGGCTGAAGCTCCTCCAACAGAAGAAATAATAGACGAACAATCAGAAGAGATTGTAGAATAATAATAAAAATACAACTAGTAGATCATTAGATCGGGTTTTGCCCAATTAAGTAAGGAGAATTTATGTCAGAGAATCATGCGCACTTAAACGAAGTGGTTCAAAATGCAGACGCAGCACCAGAAGGAGAACAGTTAGACTCCAGTATAGAGTATGAAGATCAAGGTTATGCTGCCGAGAATTACGATGAACCTCAACAAGAAGAATCGAGTCAAGACCAGTTTGCTTCAAAATTTGCTGCACTAAGTAGGAAAGAAAAGGCACTAAGAGACAGAGAAGCCGAGTACGAGTCAAAATTTGAAGAAATGGAAAGACGCTTAGCGGAGTATGAAACTCAAAGTCAAGAACCTGAAGTAGATTGGGAACAGTTATTAAGACGAGACCCTCTTAGAGCTTTGGAAGAAGCTGGTTTAGGTTATGACAAATTAACAGAGCTAGCGTTAAATGATGGAAAACTGACCCCTGATATGCAAATGTCTGCAATGAGGGAAGAAATAGAGAGAGATTACAAAAGAAAGTTTGAGGATTTGGAAGAACGGTTAGTAGCAAAAGAAGAAGCCGAAGCTGAAGAGTACTATAACAGCGTCCAAGAAAACTTTCAACATGAGATAGGAAGTTTTATAAATGAGAATAATGAAACCTATGAATTAATAAATGCCAGTGAAGCTAACGAATTGGTTTATGATGTAATAGAAGAACATTACAACGAAACTGGCAGAATATTAGATTTAAAGGATGCTGCTGATGCAGTGGAAAGCTATTTAGAAGAAGAAGCTGGAAAGCTGATGAAGTTAAAAAAATTAAGTGGAAGGTTAGATTATAACCCTGAAGAGTTATTTGAGCCGGAATCACAAGTTACACTGTCCAATGACCATGCAGCGCAAGTGGTCCATGAAAATGCGCAACGAATGTTATCAACCGAAGAGAGTAAGGCTCGTGCAGCGAGAATGTTACAATGGGATTAATTAAAAACTAAGCTTAAACTTAAGGAGTTTTAAAATGGCTTTAAATATGACAACTTTTGCTGCGGCTCTTAAGCAGCATTATACAAATGAAAGAATTGAAAACATGGTATATAAGGATAATCCATTTCTTGCCATGGTTTCTAAATATGAACAATTCGGTGGAGAAAACCTGAAGCTTCCTATCAAGTATGGGATTCCTCAAGGTCGTTCAGCTACCTTTTCTGATGCTCAGGCAAACAAAACTAACTCTCAGTTAAAAGCATTTTTGCTTACTAGGGTTTCTGACTACTCTCTAGCTTCTATCGCTAACGAAACTATTGAAGCTTCTAAAGGTAATGCGAATGCATTCATGGAAGCTGCTACTTTCGAAATTGATGGTGCTATTGAATCTGCTACTCGGTCTTTAGCTATCGGTCTTTTTGGTGACGGTGGTGGTTCTATCGGTCAGATTGATACTACTGTTGCTGGTACTACTCTAACTCTTTTAGAAA